AACTCTATTAATCCTATTGTCACTTGCATTACTTTATTTTGTTAATTTAATTTAAAGGGAGTGAAAGTAGTCTATCGAAAAGGTAGCGAAAAGATACACTACAATCAACCTCCCTTTTTATACTCTTGCTAATGTTATTTTTGCTCCGTAAACATCTCTTGTTGTTGCACCTGGAGTAAATTTAATTACTATATATTTACCTGATCCACCTGTAGATGCTGAAGATAATGCTGTATTTGTCCCTACTGCTGGACTACTTGTTAAGCTAGTTGAAGATGAGCTATCACAATCTGATTCATACACATCAAATGTTGATGATGTAGATGATCCACTAACTAAAACGTGAGTAGCTTGGTAACCTAAAGGCACTTGAAAAGTAGCAAATGTTGATGCAAGTGAGCTATCTACTCTCGATGCTGCACCATCAGACCTACTATGTGCTGATTTATCTCTATCAGTACTCATACAAAAATCAACAGCAGTAAGGTAAGCTTTTGTATCAAATATGTTGCCTATGTTAGTACCTCTAAGCTCAGCAGCATCTAAGAAATCAACAGATGTGTCTTTAAATGTAGCGATGGTCAGCTCACCTGATGCTCCAGGTGTTGATGTGTTTGCTCTAATTTGAACTTCACCATTTGCAGCTCTATTACAAATTGTAACTTTATTAGATGGATGAACTACAAAAGCAAATTTTAATCCACCTCCTGAATCTCTGTACAATAAACCTCCACTCCCTGAACCTCCATTTACATCATCATCAATAACAATATCACCACCACTATTTAAAGTTATTTTTTCATTTGAGCCTAATATTTCAACATTTCCTGTAAATGTAACTTTATCAGTTCCGATAGTTATTAAATCAGTACCACCGAAAGCACCACCGTCATTAAATTGAACTTGCGTATCTGAGCCTCCAGGTGTTGTAGCAGCAGGTAAATTAGTTAAACCCGATCCGTCTCCTTTAAATTTAGTAGCTTCTACTTCACCTGTAGTTGGATTGAAAGTAAATGGTTTTAAACTCCCATTACCACCACCACTACTAGGTAAGCTAGTTTCTGATAATTTACCACCAAAATCATATTGGACACACAACCCACCTGTTACACCTGTATTACTACCATCACCTGCTGCTGCATTAACAGTGTTAGCCTCGTAATCCAAACTTAATATAAGCGAACCTACAGGATAAGTTATCCCTGGATAGACTGTTGCTCCTATTGAACCAATCTTTACATTAAAGTCATTTTCGTAACCAACTGAAGGTTGATTGGCATAATCATTAGGTATCACTAAAGGGTGAGACCCATCAGGAAAGGTAAGGACAACTTTAGAGTACCTAAGTATTCTACCTTTCATATCATTCTCAAGAGTTATAGTACTTAGTGCTAAAGGATTTCCACTACCATCAACATTAGATATTTCTTGAGAAGTAACACCATACGCTTGTTCTTTTAAGTTAGCTGCGTATCTATTACTAAGCTCTACTAACCCATCAATTAAAGATGAAACATCACCATATAATCTTTCTAAACTTTTAGCCATAACTAATCTCCTTTTATTCTAAACCATTCTCCGTCCATAATCTCACTACTAGCTTTAAATGTTCCACCTAAGAACATATAGTATTTAGCATTTGCATCATCGCTATTTAGCTTGTATTTAACTATATCTATAGGGGATATGTTAGCACTTTGAATACTACCTTGTAATATTTGAAGTGGACTTTGTTGTAATTCTAAAAACTCTTTTGTTAAAAGTCTTGTAATGTTTTCTGCTCCTGCTTCATCTGTTCCTCTTTCAAATAAATCTGTTATACTATTTTTATCTACATCTGTAAGACCAAAAGTTGTGTCAGCTTCATTAATTCCTACAGCAACAGAACTTAATTCGTAATTCTCTATAGCAGTTGAACTAGTATTTGTTTCAGTAAATTTTTGTTCGTTAGATATTAAAGAAGATGTTTCCTCAACCTCTAAACTAATCTCACCCACAGTAGTTTTCTTAGTTACTAATGAGTCATTTACATAATCAATATTATGATAGTCCTGTTGAAGCCAAACTTGGTTTTTTCTTACTCTACCTTCACATTTAATAAACACCTCACTAGTGTTAGGTAATTCAGGTAGAACTGTTTGAAATTTTAAACGACCACGAAATTCAATAGGTCCTGTTTGGGTGGGGAGAAATTGAAAAGGGTAAAGTAAACAAGGACTTCCATCCGTATTCTGATAGTAATTAGAATTAATCAAAGGTGGAATTAAACTTTCATTATTAAAAGTATCGTTATAAGTGTATTCTGCACCTGAAAATGGATTATAATTCGAGGTTCCCCTTGCAAAAACTATTTTTTTTACACTTGTACCCCAAGATAAATTACCATTAGAGTCCACAGATAAGTATTTATCACCTGCTGAGGAAGTTGCTTTTATTGTTAAAGCATAACTAAAAATATTACTACCTGGGTTTATTTTATAATAATGCCCGTTAAGTGGCTGTGTATTTACCCAGTCTATATTAGACCCTGTAGTCTTTTCTGAGTGCTGTAAAAAACAATCTAAAGTATATGTTTGACCTGCTATAATCTGACCTGTATATTTTAGACTAGCATCAGTACCATCGTCTGTAATATCAGCCCCTTGAGGTAAAGTAAAAGACCCTCCTGAATAAATTACACTAACCGATTTAAACGGAGCTTCGTAAGTAAAACTAGACCCTCCTAAAAGTACATTAGTCGATTGGTTTATTTCGCAAAGATGTGTTTCTGAAGTAGCAGAAGGAATAGCAGTTCGTGGGGTTGTTAGGTTGTTGTACTTGTAAAAAGAATTAGAACCTGTCGTGTTGCCTATATAGTGGTTAGGTTGTATAAAGTAGTACGATCCTTCAGCTAAAAAACCTACTGTGTTAAATATTTTTAGTGATTCTTTAAAAGCATCAAATTCTTTATATTCAAATGGAAAGTTTGTGTTATTAGCAAAAGCACCTTTACAAATAAAGTATTTTAAACCATCATCTGTAGTATGTAAACTATCTGTAATAGTGTGCCAATCTAACGCACTTTTTATAATACCAGTAGAAGCAGCAGGAAAAGGAGCGGGTAATTCGTCTATTGCGTAAGCTGAAATATCTTTTATAGTACCTTTAAAATTACTGTTAGTATAAAAATGAAGTCCGTTCCCACTTGAATTTGATTGTTGAGTCCAATCAAAATACTGAGTTACAGTCGTGCTTGTTGAGCTATTAAGATACCCGAAGGTTTGACCACTTCCACCATCCACTAAAGATAAACTACCTTGAGTGTAAGAAAGTAACCTAATCTTTAAACGATAATTTTTACCAACCTCAAAAGTATCACCTTCACAAGAAAGAGGTTTTCTAGTTCCAGTTGCTCCGTCAATAGTTAAGACACCAGTTGATGAATTTATAGAATCTCCGTCTAATAAAACCCACTTACTACTGTGTAATGGATATTCAACTAAATTAACCGATGATAACTCCATATTTTTAATGAAATCAAGGTATATGCTAGTTATACTGTGATTGTCTTCTTTTTCGGAATCGCTAGTAAAAGTAGAGAAAAGTTGTTTCTCGTAATATCCGTATGAATCGGTTGCTGTTATTTTTGAAATGTATGGGTAAGGAGCATTTTCTATAGTATCGAAAGATGGTTGAATCCATCCATACCACCAAATGTTAGGAACGCTAATAGTGTTTTTGTAAATTCTAATAAAATATTTCTTAAACCCACTATCTAATATGTCGTATAAGTCTGTCTCGTCATCATCGTCTAAAACCATTAAGTTTAAAACGCACTCAGAACCTAAAAAAACTCTTTCTCTTGTACCTCCACTTCCATTCCAAGTAATTTCAAAACCTTCACCACTTAAAGTCATTTCAGTACTCGTGCCTGAGAAACCATCTTTCCAAAGCTCAACATACCAAGTCGTACCCTTCTCTCCTTTAATTGTGCTGTGTCTATACTTTGCGTATGCCATTATCTTCTAGCTTTTCTTCTATTAGCTCTATCGAATACAATCAATAAGTCATCACCCGATATTCTTACATCAGGTATAATTGTTTGTGACTCACTACCACCTATTATAGATTTTAATTTATCTAAAGGTGCTATTACTTCAGGGTTTGCTTTTGCACCTGAATATTCACCCATTAAACCTAGTGTCGGTCCACTTACAATACCACCATCGGCAAAAGCAGGAATCGGTTGAGCTGCTATCATCGCTATTTGTGCTGCTACTAAACCTGCAATCATAGGTGCAGCTGCAATAGCTCCTATACCAGTTTGACCTGCTACTTTAGTTATAGCTTGTGCCCCATTAATTGTAGCTGCTGCAATGGCTGCTGCTTTATCTGCTATTGCTTGTTTGCGTTGTATCTTAGCTCTTTTATCAGCAGTATCTTCTTCTAAATTCTGAATAGCAGCCTCCTTTTGCTCTTCAGTCATTTGAGAATTGTTTATGGCATCTAATTCTTTTTTATGAAAGTTATCTAGTGCTATAGTTTTGTTTTGCAACGCTTGACCCCATATATCTCCAACAATACCTATACCCTCTCCCCACTTATCAAAAAATCCACCTATTTTTCCTGCCCATTTTTGAACACCTACATCTAGTTTTTCTCCAAATTCTTGTAAAGATGATTTAGCACTTCCAAATAAATCTTCTTCCTCTAACTCATCATATAAGTCTTGTAATTCGTCAAAAGCTTTGTCAAGACCAATAAATTCAAATTCATCTTTTTGACCCGTATTAAATAAATCAGTAAGTGCTGATAAGTCAAAACCTAACACATCACTTATTACATCTTTCATAGTGTCACCAAAACTCTTCCATTTTTTATCAGGAGGTGGTGTTAATCCACTATCAATAGCTTTACCTAATTCTTCAATAAGGACAGCGTTAACTTGAAGTTTCGTACCTAATCCTGGTCCTAGTGCTTTTCCTACAGCACTCATTAAACCTGTTACTATATTTCTTATAGGTTTAGCAGATTTAGCAACCGATACAATAAAAGCATCCCAATTTTCAGACAAGTAAATAATACCTGCTGCTAAAGCTGTAGTCAATCCTAATACAGCTCCCATTGGATTAAATAATAAAGAAAGACCAGTAGTAGCAACTTTCTTTAGAGATATTAATAAATTACCAAATACACCTACTAAAGCCCCTACTGCAATTAATACAGGTCCTATAGCTGCTGCTACTGCTGCAAATTTAATTATAGATTTTTGAGTTTCTTCATCTAGTGCTGAAAACTTGTTTGCTATTTGAGTTATCTTTTGAATTAAAGGTAATATCATATCAGCTAATAAAGCACCCATTTCAAGTTGAAGTCCCTCAATAGCAGATTGCATTTTCTTTACTTTAGCAAAAGCTGTGTTACCCATAGCTTCTGCCATCTCATCTAACCTGCCCGTATTAGTTTTATACTCATTGGTTAATTCAGCTAACTTATCTTTATTTTGAGATAATATAAGTAATTGGTTAGCACCTGTCTTACCAACCATTTTTTGAGCTTGGTTAAGAGTCATTGTGCCATTAGATAATTGCTCTAATGTTTCACCAAAAGGTCTACCTTGCTCATTCAACTCCATAAAAGCTTTACGAAGCCCTGTACCTGCTTTAGAAGCCTTAATACCATTATCCATTAAGACACCCATCATCGCAGATAATTCATCTATATCTACACCAACTGCTTTAGCCGATGCACCTGCGTGACCAAAGGCTGTACTAAATGTACTAAGTTGAATTGATGAATTAGCTGCTGCTGAAGCCAAAGTATTTGCTACACTAGAAGCATCGTCAGATGCTAAACCAAAAGCGTTTATTGAAGATGCTACTGTGTCGGCTGCTAAAGATAAATCTTCTCCTGTTGCTAAAGCTAAATCTAATATGGATTGCTCCATATTTTGAATTTGAGTGGGATCAAAACCTTTACGACCTAAAACTAATTGTAATTCGGCAACTTGAGATGCTGTAAATTGAGTAGTTGCACCTAATCGTTTAGCTTCTGATGTAAGCATTTTAAACTCTTCGACACTTGCTCCAGTAACAGTATTTACCTTCATCATACTATTCTCAAACTTAGAGAATGTATCAAAGGCTTGTTTACCCATAGCAGCTAAAGGTGCTGTAACACCAAAAGATAGCATAGAGCCGACACGAGCTGCTTGTGAAGCAAAACCTGCTATTGATTTATTTGCTTTACCAAGACTTGCCTCTAAGCCCTTGATATTAGCTGCTACAATTATCGAAATAGTTTTAACTCCACCCATTTTATAACTAGATTTTTTTAGGTTTTATTTTTTCGTATTTTTTAAGTGCCTCTTGGATTTGCTCTTTAGTAGCAATTTGTTTTTTAACTTTATTTTTATCGTCCCAAGGGAAAGGTAGTATTTCTTTTGGCTTTATTTTTTTCTTACTGTGTGGCGATAATGTAGAATGAATTATAACTCTAGTCCTTTCCCAATTATCTTGCATTAATTGCTCTTGATAAGCATTAAAACCAATTAACTTGTTGTTGAAGTTTCGTGGGGTAGAGTTATAAAGTTCATCATAACTCATCCCCATCCTACCTAAAGCTATTTGTTCGAGTTTATCCCAATTGATTTCACCCGATTGTTTGTCGACTTCCTCTCCCTCAACTACTTTCCCTCACTTTGAGGTTGGTCTAGTTGGAAAGCTTCAAAGATTTCATTTATCTTAGAAAAATCTTCATTGTCTAACCAGTTCTCAATATCACTTATCTTGTGCTTAAATGGCTCTCCTATTTTCTTAG